TATTTTTCCTTGACATCAAACCGACAAGAGGTCGTGCGACCCCACCCGGATTAACCTCTCGAACACCACTAGCACCCGTCCACACCCCAGTCATCGGAACAGATGGCTCAACGCGCACTGCAACACCTGGCGTTTCCTTTACAGCTGTTCCGGCATAAAAGGCATCACGATTGCCCGGACCAATATCCATCAGGCTTCGTGGATCTTTACCTATGGCCTCACGCTGTGCTTGCGTTGCCTTACTCATTCCTGGGAAAGAGCTTCCCGGAATAAATTCATGCGTGGCAGAGAATATATGCTTAGGGAAATAATCCCCACCAGTTCTGTTGGCCTCATCAAATGCCAGCTTTCTGGCCACCGCCTCTACCGCCTCATCACTTAAATCATTTCGATTCTGCTTTTTCATTATTTCCAGTGCTTTTTTATTAAACCCTTTACTCCTCTGTGCATAAAGATCTTTTGATTTTTGATTAACCCACCCCATCGCTTGTATTTCTGGCCCAGTCAGCACCCGACCGCCCCCAAGGTTTTTTTCATTGGCTCGCTTTACGGCCAGTGCCGTTTCATAATCAATGAATTTATGCTGTGCTGGAGTTAATGCAATTTTAATTGGTGTACCATCTGGATTGGTATAACCAAATTCTCTGGCCCACCGGAAATCATTTACCCCAACGGCTGTAAGTTTCTTTTCATACAGCGACTCGGCATACTGACCAGTTTTTTTACCTTTTGCCAAATCTTCTGGATCTCCAGTCTCAACTGCTTTTTTGAATGTTTTATGCTTTTGTGGAGTCTGAGCCTTTACTGGTTTGCCAGCAATCATACCCATCGTTTCTTTAATTGCGGCACCAACCTCAGTTTGTGGGGAAACGCCTGCTGAAAATTCTCCTTCTATACCTGCCATCCACCGCGCTTCATTTGGATTGCCGCCAGTAACTCTGCGAATATCAGCCACATATCTTGGATACCACGTACCGCCCTTCACTCCAGCCTCAATGCTTTCGTCAAGCCTTCTACGCATTGCAAGCAAATCTTTTCTACTTTTGACTGTAGAAGGACCGCCAACATAAAATCCGCGAGTAGCCTTGCCTCCTTTTATTAAATGCGGTTCCTTACTCGCCATTGCAACAGCATCTCCAACTTGCACGTCCCTGATGCTGGGCACCTCAGCCATAGATTTGGATTTGCCAGGCGTTAAAAGACCAACTGTTGTTTTTGTTAAATCAGCCCTATCCAGTGCTTCTAATCTACGTTTTTCTCTAGCTAGATCTGATGGTGACGGTGTTTGACCGAAAAGCCCCTTATTTAAACCCTTTGCAATTGTTTTTGCGGCCATTTTTGCAGGCAAACCAACGGCACCTCCAAGGGATAATACTGGCACTAGCTCCCTCATAAAATATTTTTCCAGCCAGCTTTGTTTCTCGCCAGCCTTTTCTAAGGCACGATGTCGATTTGCGTCTGCTAAAGCCGCCGGGAAGGCAGTCCACGGCAACATATCCACGGCACCAACATCAACATCGGTTCTACCAAAACGTGTTTGAGCAAGTGGTAAATTTTGTGTTGCACCTCGTCTCCAGTTCGGCACTCCGGCGGTTAAACTAGGAGATATAGGTCTGCTATCTACACGTGCTTTTGCTTGCTCATAATCTTGTCTAGAAACGCCCTGTTTTGCCAAAATATCGGCAGTTAACAGATTTGGATTTAGCAACATATCCATATTTGTGGGGGCATTCATAAGCCGAGACATATTGGGATTACGGTTTGGTACTGCGCGACCAGTTTGTGTGAGATAATTATCTAGTAGTTTTGGCATTATCGATCTTTAAATCCAGCTTTTATACTTTGAATTATTTCGTTAGGTGTTTCAGATCCATTTAATACAATTTCATCATTCCAGCTCGATCCTTGCCCTTGTTCCATGCGATGTAATCGCTCTTGCGTTTCTGGCAGATAATGATCAGTCAAGCGCACCTCATAGCTTCCGTCTGGAGACACTATATACCGACTAGAAGCGCGACTACCGTATCCCTTTGATGAATGCCTTAAAGTCCAACCCTCTTTTTTTAATGCCCTTGGAACGGCCTCCATATTTGCGCGTGTTACAGCCCCAGGAGAGGGATTTCTTGCAACTTCTTTTAAAAATGTTTCTGACCAAAGACCCTCACCCAGATTTGTATATGATCTCACCTCGCGTAACCTGTCCAATTCAAACTGGCGCATTCTGGATTTTTTAATAAGCGGATCTTCAAATGCGACCGGGCCTTCGCGCAATGATGGGGGAGCTTGGTAAAGACCAACTGTTGTTGGTGCTTCCACTCCGCGCTGTCTTTGTGTATCCAGAATCTTCTCTTTTAAATTTTTCCACTCTGCCTTTCGTTTTTCCCCCCCCTTTGAACGGTCCTTACTGCGACTAAAAAAAACATCTTCAAATTCTTGACGGGTTAGTTGCGGCCCCTTTCTTTGTTGTCTCCGTATCGCACCCAACCCAGAAGGCACAAACGGCAACGCCCCCAACGCTGTCCAACCAAGATTGCCCCATGACGGATTCTGTGCCAGATGACGCAAATCATTGGCTACTCCTATAACATCGCCAGCAATTGGGATTGGCGCGGCTCCTATGGCAAGTGCGTCCATTGGATTTTCTCTCATCCACTGCCCTGTATTTTTCAACAAACTTAAAGTATCAGGGGCACCCTCCCTTCGCGCCAGCAAACTATTTCGTTGCGGATCTAGTAGCAAAGATCGTTGCGGTAAGTATGAAGCATTTCTTGGCGGCATTATCCACCCCTAAGCAATCTGAATCGCTTTCGTTTCTCTTGCAAGTCATCAAGCTGTTTGACTGCCAGCTTACCTGTGGACAAATGAGTCGCAAAAATGGTCTCAAAGCGATTAACAACGCCAATCATCAATCGTAAATTTTCGCGTCCCTTCACATCGTCGATCGGAGAATTTTCCCACTGCTCATGGCACCACCCCTTGATTGAGGCAATGGCATCAGTAAACAGCTCGTCATTCAGCATCATTTCCGCACGATGTGCGCGGTCACGCTCCTGACGCAACTGGGGCTCTTGATCTTCAACCGCGCTCACGCTTCGGCTTCCATCCTGTTTTTCTCATGGCACCATAGATATACTTGCGCCGCTGGGCACCCTTAATACTTTTTTTGGATGCCTGTTTTGCAAGCTGTCTATGCAGTTTCTTTGGCACCTAGTATTTCATAGACTTTCGACCAGGATTGCCAGCCTTTTTGCCTGTACCATAGCTCATATCGCCACCAGCATTAAGTCTGGATTCTTTGACATTGCTCGTTCCAGATTTCCAGCTTGGATTGCTATTAACTGCTTTAGTGTTACCTGTGTCTGATTTTGCCATCTTTCTCTCCTAATCTGCCGCATTTGCAAGTCTGGCTTGCGCTTCGGCATCTTTGACAGTGGCAACAATTGCCACCTCTTCACGCTTGAGTGATAGTTGTTCCATTTTATACTCATGGTTCAACTTCATTTCTTCCACTTTTAATGCATGCTGTTGTTCCAGCTTGGCCTGCTCAATTTTCATTTCCTGTTCCATCTTAGCTTGTTCCATCTGCATGTCACCCTGGAACTTCGCTTGCTCCAACTGCATTCTACCCTGCGCTTCGATCAATCTTGGATCAGGCGGCGGCTCTTGTTGCTGTTGCTGTTGTGCTTGTTGAGGATCAAGCCAGAATTGATCTGGATCTTTCAGTCCAGCGGCAAGCGTCCACTTGCGTAGAGATGCATGTATTTTATCCACATCGACAATTGGGCCTTGCACACCGCCTTGCAACTCAATTGCCCTTACTTGCATTTCAATCATCCTTTGAGCCAGCATAACTTGCTGTTCCTTTGTCCCATGACCAAGACCGACTGTAATCGTCATGTCCATTTCAGCATTCCATGAACGAGGGTCCATTGGAACCCACTGGTTCCGCAATCTGATTATATCCGGCGCACTTTGATGCGTAATGACTAGTTTCAGAATTTTTCTGAATGCCCTTTTAAAGCCAGTTTCTGCAAAGACACGCGCTATTAAAAGCATACGCTGTTGTGCGCGGCCAAGGATCTGATTAATACCAGTTGCGGTTTTATTCAAAGAATCCGCATCCAAGCCTTGCGAATATCGCGTAATGCCGGTGCGTGTTTCTCTGACCGTATCGCAATACTCAATCAACGGATACGCATATGATCCAAGGGACTGCGTAACTAGGGGCATTACTGCACTGCTTGGATCAAGACCGCCCTCCACACGGATCAGTCCACCCGGTCGGTTGGTCAGCATGTCGTCAAGATTAACACGCTCATTCACAACATAACGGTTTGAGTTCACACCATACATATTGTCCAGCAGTTGCCGCCAGACTGTCGATTTTATAACTTGTATGTCCATCACAAGATCTGCGACAGAGCGACCAGTCCACTTATGCGGCATACGTATTGGCGTCATATCTACAAACGGATGATCATCTACTGGTTCATTTTCAAGGATTTTGTATCCAGAACCAGCGACTGTAACAGCGCGCATCTCAGCAAGATCATCGCCATCAAAATCTACCTTGAGATAACACTCGTATATCCAGATCTCGCGCATTGCCGGATCACGAGGCTCTGCATGCTGGTCAGGCCATTCTTCATCTGCTGAATAACGCGCCACACGCTCCTCGTTGTACATCTGCTCATCATGGCTGGACAAACCGTCTATAATTTTTTTCGAGTATCCCATCTCCAAGAGTTCAGTGACCGTTTTCTTAACCTTGTGGCAAGTGAACGCCGCCTCTTCCATTGCGGCAGAGCGGCGAGAAATCAGAAACTCTTCTGGTGGAATACAGACAACACGGCACTTGCCCGTGGTTTCTGTTTTCTTCAGCGTGACATCCCACAGCAAACCGTCCGGCGCAAACTGCTCCAACCCTGGTGTTACATCTACTTCTGTCTGTTCGATAATTTCTATAGTATCATCAGATTCCAGCTCAATCAGCGTTGCCAGATTGACGTTGGAGATTGTTTCGCGTGTGCTCTGTTCGCTCTCGTCCCAGTACACCTCGATACTGCCGTTTTTCTGTAGCAGAGCGTCCTTCATCCAGTCATGCGCCACTTCAAAGACGTTATTTGACTTAAACCAGATATGGTTGATGTACTC